GCGGGGCTTTGGGTTTGGTGACAACATCAATGTCACCAACGTCACCGGCAATCCAACCACAGCTGATCAGGGTGCAAAGCGCTATATCAAGCTTTCCATCAAAGCAAGAGAAATTGAAGAGACTCACTCGGAAGGTGAGATGTCTTTTGACATGCCCTCCTATGCGTCTCCTGGAAAAGTCAAAAAATTCAAAAACTCACTTGGGTTTATTCCCTGCGTTGAGATCTTCAACAATGCAAAGGGTTTCTCCATGGAGGGGGTTGGCGAGTTTGATGCGTTAGCCAACCACATCGTGACGCATGACGAACTGGTGCGCACCATGCGCAAGAACGTCCAGTTCTTTGGCAACCCAACTCTTCTTTCGTCTCGTCCAAAAACCGACCTGATGGAGGCAGGGTCTGAAGGTGCGGTCCAGCGTCCTTCGATTGCTGCTAACTCAGGCTTCAGTAGCCTCAGCGCATATAGCCGCTCTACGTTTAAGCAAGATCCAATTTCCCGTGGAGTCGACGGTCAAATCCGTGTCCCACGGGTGATTGCAAACCTGGAGCCAAACGACCGTGTTGGCTACATCGTCCCAGATGCAATCACTGGCGACCAAAACGCATTTGCACGTCAGTACAGGGAAGAGATTCGTACTGCACTTGGAGGTGTGGACGAGCTTTCCATCTCTGCTGGTGTGACTGCTACGGAATACAAGTCCCTGTTTGGACGAGTTGCTGCAACATCCAAGAAAAAGGCAAACGCTATTTACACGCACGGTATTGCACGTTGCCTTGAGTTGATTATTTTCCAGGAAGAAAGGTTGTTCCGCGAAAGCCTTGCGGCTGCAGCGGGAATCGAAAAGCCCATTGAGCCTGGACCCGAAGCATCCGAAGATGAGTTAGATTTATACGCAGCAGCACTGGAAGGATTCAACGAACAGATTAAACAACTGATGTTTGCTTCTGTTCAAACCCAACAGATCCCTCCGGGTGTCACAGGATTAATTCCTGATGGCGATGTCACCATTCTTTGGAGGTGGCTGGGACCTGTTTACGAGGATTCTACGCAGGACATTTTGAACAACTCTATTGTTGTAAGAAACCTGCAGGAATTAGGTGTTGATAGCATTGAAGCACTGAAGTACCTCTTCCCGTCAAAAACGGATGAGGAACGGGCCGAGATGTTATCTGGGTTCCCGTTCAGGATGGTGAACGAATTACAGAGTGCATACTCTCAGTTCGCTCGCTTAGTGGGGGGCATGATGCAGACTCCTCACCCGCAATCACCGGATTTACCGATGGCTGCGGATCCCAGGTTGGATCTGACTCCATATCTGTATCGAACATTAGAGGCCTTACAAAAGGAGATGAGTTATGCAGGACGCTACCGTCCAATCGATCCCACAGACGAGCCAACCGTCGCCCGTAGCGGTAGCTCCCAGCAGCTACGTGGCTCCGGCACCCCAAATGCAATCGGCTCCGGTGGCTTATCAGGTGGGTACCAGCTACCCGCAAGCAGTACCACAGGCGAGCCCCAACTACCAATACGCCCCGTCTCAATTCGCCCCCCAGTCCCCATCGGTCCAGACGGCGGAATCGACCTCCAGTCCGTGGGAATCGGCGTTCAACAAGGTGGTGAACCTTCTGAGCGCTCCAGTGCAATCCCCGTTCCAGGGTCAACAGTCGGCTCCGACGACCTATACCCCGGCCAATTACGGGTTAGCCAGCCCCCAAGCTACGCCACAATCGGCTCCGCAGACTTGGTCGCCCAACCCGGCATACTCGCCCAGCTCTTCCCAAACCTCCTCGACTCCGTCCTTGGAGCAAATCGCGGACCTGGTGGGAATGAGCCAGGAGTCCCGCCAGGTGGTGGACGTGTTCGGGATCGAAGCTCCGGCAATCCTGAACAACTACGCCCTGCAGCTGGAAGGAATGCTGGACAGCGCCGTCGCGTGGGGAAACCGCGCAACTGAAACCATTAAAGGTTACGCGGAATTTGCTGTAAACGAGCACCAAGAAAATCTCGCTTACAACGAAATTCTCACCAACCCCGATGTCCTGAGCGATTACACGCTCAAGTTCTTCGGTCCCGAAGGGCCTTATCCCGTGTACGAGAGCGAGGCCCAGCTGGAAACCCCCGGTTACCCCACTCAGCGCATTCAACAGCCTGAGCTGGGTCAGTTCCCTGCTCCCCCTGCCGCCGCTGCTCCTCAGCAACCCGGTAACTTCTGGGGCGAGTTTAACGAACTGATGGCACGTGATCCCCAGAACGCATGGCGCGCTCTGAATCAGGCTCAGCCTCAAGTTGTCGCGAACAAACTGTTCGTGATGGAGTGATAAATAAGCCGGTAACTGAATAAATTACCGGCTGCTAAAATTTGTGTTAGATAAGACATTTAAATGTCTAAATCTTTCACCCGATAAACTACCTTCCTGCGACTCTGGAGGATAACAAAAAGTGTTCATTGATACCGACTTTCCAAAGATCTTAGGTGCGGAGCTTTACCGTCCGCACCCCGCCTACATTGCCGAGATGGCAGTGGAGCCGGTGGTCGTTCATGACTTCACCCGCCAGCCGGGTCAAACCGTTCAGTTAGACCGCTACAAGTTCTGGGGTAGCCCTGGTACTAAGGACAGCCGTGAGCGCGTGTCCGATCAGACCATCGGTACCGCCAACAGCCGTAACATCACCAAGGAGAAAGTCCTGGTGGTGCTTAAGGAGTACACCGGTCCTGCTGACCCTGGCGATCCGACCCAACCCAGCACCTTCAAGATTGCTCGTGAGACCCTGATCACGGCTCAGCGCCTGCTGCTGGATACGGGCAACCTCAATATGTTCCACCAGTCGATCGGTAGCCTGACGCTGCTGGACGACTATCGCCGTTGGCGTGACCGCGTGTTCATTGATGAACTCGCCAAAGCTGAAGCCAATGGTGCCGCTTCCACCACCCAGGGCGGTTACTTCTTCCCTGGTGGCAAGACCAAGGATGGCAGCGGTCGCATCCGTTATGAAACGGCTGAGTACACCGCTGATCTGCAGCAGTTCTCTGTTCGCACCGACCTGCTGACCATTGTTAAGGACCTGCGCAAGCGTAACGTCCCCACCTTCTCCGATGGTCTGTATCGCTGCATCTGCGATCCCACCTTCATGATGCACCTGCGTCGTGACCCCGACTTCCGTGAGATTGCTCGCTACGCTGGCAATCCTGGTCAGGGCATGTACATGGGTAACCCCATGATGCCGAACAACGCCAGCTTCTACATGGGTCCCCAGGCTGGTCAGGGCTACTTCCTGGCTGGTGAGCCCGTGATGCCGACTGGTGTCCAGTTTGAAGGTGTCAAGTTCTACGAGTCCACCAACTTCCCGACCAAGAACATCACCGCTTCTTTCGACTCTGGCAGCACCTATGCTTCCAAGGAAGTTGCTCAAGGTTACTTCTTCGGTCCCCAGTCGATTGGCGTTGGCATCGGCGGCCCGAATGCCCAGGTGCTTATCAACAACAACGACGACTTCAGCCGTTTTATCATCCTCATCTGGCAACTGTACGCCGGTTTCGAGATCCTCAACAAAGATTTTGTTACCACCGCCTACAGCTTTGTGCAGGATGACGGCACTGTCTGATAATTAAACACTGCACTTACATATAGGGAAAAATAAATGTCCTACTTGTCTGCTAAGAAAATCTACCCAGGTAACTGGGCAGAGCCCCTGAACGGCTGGTACAAGAACATCGACACCAACGATGACGGTACCACCAATGCCTCCAAGGGCGGCCCCACTTCCGTGCTGGCTGTCCCTGGCTATCGCTACTTCCAGCAGCGTGGCTATGTGGCGATTACCACCACCTCTGGTGATGGCGCCACCGCTACCGGCTCCGTGATCGTTCCTTCGCCTTACCGCCAGGACGACACCCGCCCCGACATCACTGGCATGGTGATCTCTGGTAGCAGCACCCTGCCTGCTTATGTGTACCGCGCTACCATCTCCGTTGCCTCTGGCTGGGGTGATGGCCGCGTTGCCTCTGGTGTCTATGCTGCCACTGGCACCGTGATCACCTTCTGCCGTGACAGCAGCGGCCCCGTGTCTGCCTCTGGCGCTGGTGAAGCTGTTGCCCAGGCCAACCTGACCTCCACGGTGTCTGGTTCCCAGCCCGCTGAGGTGTATTTCGCTGGTGGTTCTGCCGCCTATAGCACCGTTCCCGTGCTGACTGCCACGGGTGCTGCTGGCGTCACCGCTACCAACATCCACAAAGAGATCACTGCCGCTACCACCTTCAAGGTGTTTGCCCGTGAAACCACCACTGGCACCACCACCTCTGGCGGTTGGTACATCTCGTCTGCCGACGACAATGCTGGCCGCAGCGGTTACTTCGTTGTTGAAGTGTGCTACATCCAGCCGGATGAAGCCCCTGGCTACGAAGACATTGATGGCTACCTCCTGGGTCGCACTGTCAGCTGAGTGAGTTAAACTAAGACCAGAGAAATTCTGGTCTTATGTCTACAGCTACTCCTGAAATGCTTTACCAGCACAAAAAAACAGGTGCTCGCGTCAAAGTAGTAAGCGAATGGGATAACGGCGATTGGTTCATGGTCGAAGATCAAGACGGTCGCCTTTATACCGCTTACAAGACGGAGTT